AAGGAATGATTATGAAAGAATTTGTTGTAAAAGAGATTCCTGATCCGTTTCAAGGACAACAAGCATATGCACAGGATGGAACATTTTGTGTGTATCATAACAACCATTGGATTTCAAAAGTAGAATACGATCGAGGAGTTTACATTAGACTTTTAGCAGCTCAAGGAGACTGCGTTTAGGAGACAAGATGGCTAAAGCACCAGAACCAAGTCCTTGGGGGTTGGTTATATTTTTGGTAATTTTTATATTATTAATTTGGTCCCAAAGCGGAGCAGATGAAATCAATGTATATGTTGATGATATGCAAAGACTAGCAGGAACTTGTTCAATCTATTATTCAGACTGGCCTTGCCTAGAAGCATTTGGTTGCTAAATCTTATTTGGTTAAACAAATTCACTTTTAGTTAAAATTTCTGTTGACAAGATAAATAAAGTTGCATATAATAGTAAGTATGCATTAGGCATAAATGACATTTAAATTAGGCAAACAAAGGAGGCTACAAAATGGCATCATTAGCAGAGATCCGCGCAAAACTACAAGAAGCGCAAAACAATACAGGCGGTAACCGCTCATCAGGCGGCGACAACGCAATTTACCCACATTGGAACATGCAAGAAGGCAGAGAAGCCGTGGTAAGATTCTTACCCGACGCAAATGCTTCGAACACATTCTTTTGGGTTGAACGTGCGATGATTAAATTACCATTCGCAGGCATTAAAGGACAAACTGATTCACGTAATACTATTGTGCAAGTTCCATGTGTGGAAATGTACAATGACGGAACATCATGTCCAATTCTTGCTGAAGTGCGTGGGTGGTTTAAAGACAAGTCACTAGAAGACATGGGTCGTAAATATTGGAAGAAGCGTTCTTATATCTTCCAAGGATTTGTTACAGACGATCCGTTAAATGAAGAAAGAACACCAGAAAATCCAATCCGAAGATTTATTATTGGTCCACAAATTTTCCAAATTATCAAGGGTGCATTAATGGATCCTGAGTTGGAAGAATTGCCAACAGACTATCTACGTGGAGTTGACTTTAGAATTAAGAAAACATCCAAAGGTGGTTATGCAGATTATTCAACATCACAATGGTCACGTAAAGAACGTGCAGTTACTGATACAGAAAAAGCAGCCATTGATACAAATGGTTTGTTTGATTTGAGTGATTTCCTTCCTAAGAAGCCAAGCGAAGTAGAGCTTAAGGTTATGAAGGAAATGTTTGAAGCATCAGTAGATGGTGAAGCATATGACATGGATCGTTGGGGACAGTATTTTAAACCGGCTGGCATGAGTCAGGCAACAGGTGATCCTAACAAAGTATCACAACCGGCAACAAGTACTCCGGCAGCACCTGCTCCAGCAGCAGAGGCAGCACCAGCGGCAGCACCAGTAGCAGAGGCAGCACCAGCACCAGCGGCTGAAACAGCACCTGCAGAAGGTGGTGACAGTGCTAACAGAGCACAGGACATTCTTGCAATGATCCGCAATCGCCAACAATAAAAAGTTAAAGGGAGTGTCGGCAGTGCCGGCCTCCCCATACTAACAAAGGAAAGGTAATTATGGCAAAAGCATTTGATATAAGTAAATTTAGAAAAACAATTACTAAGAGCATTGACGGTCTTGGTATTGGTTTTAATGATCCTACAGATTGGGTCAGCACAGGAAACTATGCACTAAACTATCTAGTTAGCGGTGACTTTCACAAAGGTGTTCCGCTAGGTAAGGTAACTGTGTTTGCAGGTGAATCAGGAAGTGGCAAGAGTTATTTTTGTTCAGCAAATATTGTAAAGGCTGCACAGGAACAAGGTATCTTTGTGGTACTAATTGACTCAGAGAACGCACTCGATGAATCCTGGTTACAGGCACTGAATGTCGATACAGCAGAAGATAAACTACTTAAACTTAACATGAGCATGATTGATGATGTTGCTAAAACAGTATCAGAATTCATGAAAGAATATAAAGACATGGTAGAAGAAGAACGCCCTAAGGTGTTGTTTGTTATTGATAGTTTGGGTATGTTACTAACACCGACTGATGTTGATCAGTTTCAAAAAGGTGACATGAAAGGTGATATGGGTCGTAAGCCTAAGGCATTAACTGCACTTGTACGTAACACAGTTAACATGATTGGTAGTTACAATGTAGGTATGGTATGTACTAATCACACTTATGCATCACAGGACATGTTTGATCCAGATGATAAAATTAGTGGTGGACAAGGTTTTGTGTATGCATCATCTATTGTAGTAGCAATGAAGAAGTTGAAACTCAAAGAAGATTTAGATGGTAACAAAACTACAACAGTAAATGGTATTAGAGCAGCCTGTAAGGTAATGAAAACACGTTATGCAAAACCGTTTGAATCAGTTCAAGTTAAGATTCCATATGAAACAGGAATGGATCCTTACAGTGGATTGGTAGACTTGTTTGAAGCAAAAGGCCTGCTTAAGAAAGATGGAAACAGGCTTAAATACACTGACCTCAATGGCGAAGTGCATTTAGATTATCGTAAGCAATGGACTGGCGACAAACTTAATATGGTTATGAATGATATTCTTAACAAGCCAGAAATTGCAGATGAACCAGAAGCAGAGCAGGAGGTCTTAGAAGAATCTGTTAATGGAGAATAGTAAAATGAATAAAGATCTACTTGTTGACTTGTGGAATTTGATGAGTGATCATATTCCTGAAAAAGAAAAAGCAGATGTATCTCAAGAGTTTGTAACAACATTGTTAGATTATAACATTGTCGAGTCAACTCTTAAAGGAATGGTGGGTGTCGATACCTATCTAGATACAGCAATTGAGTACGCATTAGATGAAGACGACGAAGAAGAATGGGACGAATAAATGATTAATTGGTATGACCGTGTTTCAAAGGATATTTCAACAATTCCCGATGCTGCAAAATATTTTGAATCCGAACTGTTAGAAGCAAAGAAAGAAACAAATATTAGAGGAAGATTAGAAACGGCGTCAGCAACGATGCCGGCTATCGTTGAAACACGGTTCAGCCAACTTCAAGAAATTGAAGCAATACTAGAATATCTAAATATCGAACTTCGTCGACTACGTGCTTCGCATTTTAGAAAATACGTTGAGAGTTATCAAAGACAACTGAGTTCAAGAGACGCTGAAAAATTTGTAGATGGTGAATCAGATGTTGTTGATTTTGAAAAGATTATCAATGAATTTGCTCTATTAAGAAATAAATGGCTAGGTATAATTAAAGGATTAGACATTAAGCAATGGCAACTATCCAATATTGTCAAACTTAGAAGTGCTGGTTTGGATGACGCAAATATATAGATTAAGAATTAATCCAATAATTTTTTAAGTTATAAACTACGCATATAAATACTAGCATGAAACTAGTATTAGTCACAGGCGGCTTTGACCCGTTACACTCAGGACACATTGAATACTTTAAAGAAGCAAAAAAGTTAGGCGACAAACTAGTCGTTGGGCTAAACAGCGACGAATGGCTTACACGTAAAAAAGGTAGACCATTTATGCCTTTCCGAGAACGCCTTGCATTAATAAAAGAAATGACAATAGTTGATGATGTAATCAGTTTTGACGATTCTGACGATTCAGCATGCGGTGCAATTTATAAAACTTTGGCAACAAATGGCAGTGCGCATATCATCTTTGCTAACGGCGGAGATAGAACAGATGCTAATATCCCAGAAATGACAACATACGCCGATGCGCACAATGTAGAGTTTGTGTTTGGTGTAGGTGGCGACAATAAAATGAATTCGAGCAGTTGGATACTCGACGAGTGGAAAACACAAAAGACAGAACGTGACTGGGGCTACTGGCGTGTGCTGGATGACAAGCCAGAGAAGGGTTATAAGGTAAAAGAGCTTGTAATATATCCTGGTAAGAGTCTTAGTGATCAAAAACATTTCATACGATCCGAACAGTGGAACATACTAGAAGGTGAAGTTAAAATGATAACCGAATGGGACGGTAGACAGGAAATTACCTATTTAAAACCAGGAAACATGCCATATGAGATTGCAAAAGAAGTTTGGCATTTACCAAGTAACCCTGGTGAAACCAACGCACATGTATTAGAAATACAACGAGGCAAACAATGCGTTGAAGAGGACATTGAACGAAGATGAGTAATTGGATTTTCATAAGCAAGGATAATAAAGATCCTTATATAAACGACTTTGCAAAAGGCTGTAAGAGTACAACTGTAGATTCAAATGAGTTTGATTATAATGCTTCAGAAGATCCTATCGTACTTCGAGGCATACTAAAAAAGAAATTCATGCATAAATGTTGGGAAGATAATAGAGATTTCTACTATATGGATACTGGGTACTTTGGAAATGAAAGAACACAAAGTAATCCTAACGGATGGAAATATTGGCATAGAATAGTTAAAAATAATCTGCAACATGACGAACTTATCGAACGTCCTGGAGATAGATTTGCATCATTTAAAAGAAAATTTGAATCCTGGAAAAAGGACGGACGTAAAATTTTAATTGCAGCACCTGACGAAAAACCAATGAAGTTTTACGATAAGGATTTAGAAGATTGGTTAGCAGAAACTGTTAAGACAATAAAACAGTATACGGATAGACCCGTAGAAATAAGACGTAGAGAAAAACTAAGACTCGATCGACTTACAACAAATACGTTAGAGGATGCTCTTAATAATGATGTATTTGCATTGGTAACATTTAATTCAAATGCTGCTGTCGAATCAGTCTTCCAAGGAATACCAGTTTTCGCAATGGCACCGGCTAGTGCAGCATCACCGGTAGGTTTGCGTGATTTAAGTAAGATTGAAACTCCATATTATCCTGACGCAGATAAATTACAAGCATGGGGCAATCATCTAGCCTACGGACAATTTCATATTAGCGAATTAAAGTCTGGTAAGGCCAAAAATATATTGGAGTCACAATGAAAGTATTTGTAGGATACGACACTAGAGAAGATATTGCATATCAAGTATGTAAACACAGTATTATTAGTAAACAACCTAATGCAGACGTGCGACCATTAAAGCAACAGGAACTACGAGATGCAGGATGGTATAACCGTCCTATTGATAAACTAGCATCAACCGAATTTACATTTACACGTTTTCTTATTCCTGAACTTTGTAACTTTAAAGGTTGGGCAGTTTTTATGGACAGTGACATGATACTAACAACTGACATTAAGGAATTGTTTGATCAAGTAGATGACAAATATGCTGTAATGTGTGTGCAACATGATTACAAAGTAACTGAAACTACAAAGATGGACGGACAAAAACAAACCATCTATCCACGTAAGAATTGGAGTTCAATGGTATTATGGAATTGCGGACACCCTAGTAATGCTGTTGTAACACAAGACTTTGTAAATGATCAAGAACTTAATGGTGCATACATGCATAGATTTAGTTGGTTGAAAGATGAGGAAATTGGCGAAATCGATCATACATGGAATTATCTTGTTAGTGTATACAATGATATAGATGTACCTAAATTAATACACTATACAGAAGGCGGACCTTGGTTTGAAAATTACAGGACTTGCGAATTTCATCAACTATGGAAAGACGAATTGCAGGACATGATGAATGGCAAATAAAATTAGTTTAGAGGAATCCTTGGTTATAGGATCTAATGGAAAATTAACAACAGACCCAAACGATACCTCTAAACCACTTGTTGTGAGAGGTGTTATTAAACGAGATCATGTTAACGAATGCATCAAGACAGGAAGAGATTTTTACTACATTGATACAGGATATCTTGGAAATTTTGTAAGTCCGGGAAATCCGGGTGGTAAGAAGTTATGGCATAGAGTGGTTAAGAACGAAAACCAGCATTCAACTATTAGAGACGTTCCAAACGATCGATGGGAAAAGTTAATTGAACAAGATCCTAATCTTGCGTGGTCGGGATGGAAGAACTATGATAAAAAAATACTACTAGTTATGCCCAATCCTAAGGCTTGCAAATATTACGGAATTGATTATGATACTTGGGTAAAAGAAACAGAAGAAACAATTAAAGAACATATTAATTTACCCATTGAAGTAAGAATTAAAGGGTCTAGGTCAGAAAGAGTAAAAGATTACACAATTTATGATGCACTAGACTCGGGAACATATGCAACTGTAACAATGAATAGCATGGCTGCTATGGAATCTATTGTGCATGGCGTTCCTGCATTTGTATCAGTTCCATGTGCTGCTGGTCCATTGGCATCAAACGATTTAGCACAATTAAGTAACCCATATATGCCTGATCCTAAACAGATAGAAAGACAGTGTAAGAGTCTTGCTTACGGACAATTTACACTTGACGAAATCCAAGACGGAACAGCATACGATTTAACGGAAAGATATTCATGAAACTGTTATTAAACGATAAAGAAATTGCACATTTCTTAAATTCTAAAGTAGACATTTATCAAAGAACAAAAAATCAATTTCCAATGCTCGAACCGGAAATGAAGTTAGTACATAGAGAGTTTTACGAGAAAAAACTTAGTGATAAAGTTGCTGGTCAAAAAATGAAACACTTTTGGGATGATCGTGCTAAATCAAAATTCTATGCTAAAATAAAAAAAGCAATTAATAGAGATACCAGAAACTGGGTGAAAAAAGTTAAAGAGTATGTTCCAAAAAAGAAAGAATATAATTTTCACAAGATACACAAGAATATAGAATCAATAATTTCAAGAGTCGGTATTGATAATATTTTTGATGAATATAGAAAAAGTGATTACAAGAATTTTGTAAAAGGAACAGGATTAACACTACAGCCCGAGGCTGATTTTATACGTAGAAAAGAATTTAACAATTATGAGGATGATTGTTTAATTAGAAACACAGTTGGTAATGAAAAACTTTTAGTTACTAAGATGGATGAAAAATATCCATTTTGGTTTATTGATAGTGGCTACACTAATTTTATAGAACATAATAAAAAATGGCATAGGTTGGTTAGAAATCATTTACATACAGGAGAATTTTTCAATGCGCCTGTTAGTAGATTAGATGGCTTTAAAAAATTTCC